GGATGACGCCTACAACTCCGCGCTGGCGAAGCGTGCCCAAGTCGAGGGAATGGTGATCGACGCCCGCAACAAGCGGGATGCCGCGATGGCGAAGAATGATCTCGTCGGTCTGCTGATGGAGTCTGGCGAACCGGCCGACCGGCAGCGGGCGCTCGCCGTGCGCGGCGGGGTTGATCCCAAGTTGCTGGGGTTCGGCGGCAAGACCAACGAGGCATTCACCCTGTCGCCTGGCAGCAAGCGCTTCGACGCCGCCGGCAAGGTGATCGCGGAGGTTCCGTTCGCCCCGGCCAACATGCAGTACGTGGATGTGCCGGACGGCTACGGCGGTGCGGTGAAGGCGCTGTTCGATCCGCGCGGCGGATCATTCCGCCAGCCGCAGTACGGCGGCTTCTCGACGTACGAAGACGGCTCGCCGGTAACTCTGTCGAGCAGCGTTGGGCCGAACGGCCAGCCGTTCAACTTCGATCCGAGCCTGACTCCCGATCAGCGGCGAGTGGTGATGGCGGACATTGCCAGCGGTGGGGCGTCTGACAACTACACGCTACCGCCGAGCTCGACGCATCAGTTTGGCCGCACTCCGCCAAAGCAAAAGGACGCCCCGGCCGGATGGCGATGGACCGCAGATGGCCAGTCGCAAGAGCCTATTCCTGGCGGCCCAGCGGACCGGAAGGCCAATCCGACCCCGGCCGACCAAGCTCAGGGGGAGATGGGGATGCGCAAGGAGCTGGCGGCTCGCGTCAAGGATGATCGGAGCACGATGGCCATGTTCCAGAACGTACAGAACGCTGCAGCGAATACCAGCGCAGCCGGTGACCTGTCGCTGATCTTCGCCTACATGAAGATGCTCGACCCTGGCTCGGTGGTTCGCGAACAGGAGTTCGCCAATGCGCAGAACGCAGCCGGTGTGCCGGACCAGATCCGCAACATGTGGAACCGGGCGCTGCGCGGTGAACGCCTGAATCCGCGGCAGAGAGGGGACTTCCTCAACCAGGCTCGCCTACTCGCGTCGGCTGCCCAAGACCGGCTGACGGCTGCGACGCGCGAGTACCAGGGTATCGCCGACCAGTATGGCTATGACGCTACCCGGGCCACCGGGATGGCGGATTTCCGCGATGTCACGGGCAACGTCCAGGCGCCACAGGATCAGTCCGTTGCCAGCCCGACGACCCAAGCGGAGTTCGACGCCCTTCCCAGCGGCGCAATCTACATCGACCCCGACGACGGGCAGACCTACCGGAAAAGGTGAGCGGAATGGCGAGATTTGATGGAATCCCGGTGGGTGAGCAGCAGCGCAAGCCGCGCTTCAGCGGAGAGCTGGTGTCGGCGCCGGCTGACTTCTCCGACGTCACCGCCAGCGTCGATACCACTGCAGAGCAGCCCGACCGGCCGTACCGTGGCAGCCTGTTCAACCAGCTGATCGAACTTGCCAGTGGCCCGGCTCCGCTGCAGGGAAGCACCACCGAGGAACGCAAGGCGGACTATCAGAGTCGGCCAGCGGCGCTGCGGGGCGTAGTCGGAGCAGGGCAGGCGGTAGACAGCCTGATCCGGGGAGTCGGGCAGCTGACCGATACCACCACGCCCGAGATGGAGGCCCGCAGCCGTGAGCTGGGCCAGGTTGTGGCGGGGGACTTGCCAACGCTTGGCGGCAAGATCGCAACTGACGCAGCTCTGACATTCCTTCCGGCGAAAAGGGTAGCTGCAGTGCCCAGCCTAGTTGGACGAATGGCGGCGGGAGCTGGATTGGGCGGCGGGTATGGGGCACTTCAGGCGGAGGATGCGCCTGGCCAGCGCCTCTGGAACACGCTCATCGGTGGTGCCTTTGGTGGTGCTGGCGAGGCCGTGGGATCGGGGTTGCGGGCAGCTGGTGCGCGCGTTGCGCCGCAGGCAAAGGCGATGTACGAGCGGGCGAAGGACTTTGGCATCGACGTTCTTCCCTCCCAGCTGACGGACGTTCCATTCATCAGCCGCCTTCAGGGCATGATGCGGAATCTGCCCGGCAACGGCGCTGCAGAAGCATTCGACACCCAGAGAGCGCAGTTCACCAGCGCGGTAGGGCGGCTGATTGGCGCTGAAGGCGACCGGCTTACCCCCGACGTTTTCTCGGCGGCTCGCCAGCGCATCGGCAGTGAGTTCGAACGCCTGACCGCTCAGAACCAGTTGAAGCTGGAGGACGCCCTGCTGGGCCGTCTCGGCGATATTCAGAGGGAAGCGGCGGACCTTGGGGAAGAGGGCACGGCTCGGGCCGTCTCCAGCATCGTGGACCGTGTGCTGGGTCAGTCCAAGGACGGGGCGCTGCCTGGACGTGCGTATCAGTCGATCGACACCCAACTCGGAAAGCTTGCCCGCGCGGGTGGCGAAAAGGGCTACTTCCTGTCGGAGGTGCGGGAAGCGCTGCGGGACGCTATGGATTCGTCCATTTCGCCGCAGACGAGCCAAGCTTGGCAGGCGGCCCGCCGGCAATGGCGGGACATGAAGGCGATCGAGCCATTGGTTGCGAAGGCCGAGGATGGAATCATCAGCCCGGCCCAGCTGATGGGGCGCGTCACCGCGGATCGAGCGGGCCGTGCGTCGATGGCACAAGGCACTCGCGGCGAGCTGGGCGACCTGGCGCGCGTAGGTCAGGCGTTGAAGGCGCCCCAGTCGTCCGGTACTGCGGAGAACATGCTGGCGGGCGGGGCGCTCAATCCGGTCAACTGGCCTGGCTTGCTGGCGGGCGTGTTTGCCGGTCGAACGGTGGGCAGGGCGTTGAACAATCCGCGCCTGGCTGACTTCATCGTCAGCAACGAGGCGAGGCCCGCCGTCGCCAATGCCCTGGCAACGGTCCCGTCACCCCTCAGTCTTGCCCTCGCCAGCGCCCTCCGCGGAGCTCCGGTCACTGTCGAACCCGATCCGAGGCGGGCCAACAACGGTCGCTGAGGTGTACCGGGGGTCATTGGCGGCCAATTTGGCCGCCTTCCGTGCCGCCTTCTCCGCCTTCCTCTGGGCGACCTTCTCTTCGTGAGCTGCCATCCGTCGGTTGTCGTAGTCGTCAACCTTCTTCCACCACCGGGTGATGATGGGCGCGAGTATGAGCGCGAGAGCCACGCCCAGCCCAGCCGAGATGCCGTTCCAGTTCACTTCGCCGCCCTGATCCGTAGACCTGGCGATCCTACCACCGGGCCGATGGGGCGCATCACTTCCGGGTTTCCTTGCACATGTACAGGTTGTACTTCGCCTCGTACCGGCAGCCGACGCCGCACTCATAACCGCCCATCCCAAGCTCGTCGGTTTCTTCGTCGCTCATGCGTGCGAGATGCTGCCTGAGTGAGTCAATGGCAGCCACCTGACAGTCTTCGAACGTGGAAAAGGTGCCATAGATGGCCCTCTGCGCATCCTCAGCAGCCATCGACTGACCGGGCGGGTATACGAACGCCGTCCACACCTCCCGTTCCCAGACGCAGGACGTCATGAGCAAGGCTGCTGCAGCAACCAGCGCGGTTCCCCTCATCCGCATCTCCCCCATCCCTAGACCCGGCAAAGCTACCACCCGGCGGGAGGGGGGTGGTAGCACCAGGGGGTGGTGGGTGGCAGAATTCTGGTCTCAAGGATTGATACAGGGGGAATGGATCATGGCGGTGCGCCAGAGCTGGACGTACATGCTGCGAATTCCGGGCGGGAGCCCGAATCGCATACGAATGGATCGGCTTGGGGAGTACCTCAAGCTGTTCGCTGACCTTCTTGGAGTCGAGAATAAGCCGGTCTTCAAGGGCATCAAGGACGCCAGTATTGGCCTCAAGGCCCATGTTCCGCAGAGGAAGGTGGAAGCGTCATGGAAGCGCATTCAGGAGGCCAAATATAAACCGGACAGCCGCGTTGCAGCGCCGATGCGAAAGCTCGAGGCGATGCTAGGCGAAGACTCCTTCAGTTCAGCAGAACTGAAGGATCATGCTGACAACGTAGTAATGCTTTTCAGGGCGAAGCAGTCCCCACTTATGCAGCGCATGACCATCCGACAACAAGGTGAGATTGACGGTGTTGTCACCGGCCTTGTTGGCGCGGATGACACCATGCATCTCCATTTGCGAGACGTCCACTCGCGCGACATCAAGTTGATTGTTCGCGATGAGGAGATGGCTCGTGGGCTACTTGCGCAGTTCCGAAAGGGCGTCGTGCGTGTGCATGTGCATGGGCACTGGACGCAAACGGAAGATGGCTGGGTCCCGGAGAATAACAAGTGCACGGTCGATGGCTTCACGGTTCTGGATGATGAGCCACTTGAGTCGATCATGGCCAAGGTCGCAATGATTCCAGGGAATGGCTGGTGTGAGTTGGATGACCCTTATGCCTACTGGGCAGATATCAGGGGGATCAACTGATCATGGACGACTTGCCAAAGGTTGTTGCTCTCGATGCAAACGCGCTGATCTGCTTGTGCGGAAAAGAGTGCGACGATAGGTTGAAGCTTGAGCATCTTTTCTCGGTACTCGATAAGCAGAAGGGCATCGTAATTCTGCCGACCCCGTCAGTCTCTGAGTTCTTGATAGGTGCTGATCAGGCTGCTCACGATATGATGGAAGTCTTGCAAAACAAGGCATCCGTGCGCATTTGCCCGTTTGATCTTGCCGGCGCCTACGAGTGCGCACAGATGAATGCTGCAGCGATTGGTCGCAGCGGAGGTAATAAGCGCGACGGGATAGATCCGGACAGGGCGTGGCAGCAGGTGAAGTTTGATCGCCAGATCGTTGCCATCGCAAAGTCCAATGGCGCCCGGTTGATCATCTCCAACGACAGCGGTGTTCGTGCTTGTTCACAGCGCGTCGGGATCAAGACGCTGAGAGTGGACGAGCTGCCATTTCCTGATCATGCAAGGCAGGCGCAGATACCACTTGAAGTTGAGCAGCTTGCCGAAGAAGACTGAAACGAAGAACCCCGCCTAGGCGGGGCTTCTGCTATCTGGCTCCGTTGAACCGTTGCCCCACTGCCCCAGCATGTCCGAAACGGAACGGGGCAGGGCATGAAAGATCAGGCGGCGGAAGCAACGATTGCGGCGGTGGCGCAGAAGGTCGCCTACGGCGGCGGGGGCGTTGCGTTCTTCGGCGGGCTGACGGCGAACGAGATTGCCGCGTTCGGCGGCCTGTTCATCGCCTTCCTGGGCCTTCTGGTGCAGGTCTACTTCAAGGTCCTGGACAACCGCCGGAAGAGTGAGCTGCACAAGCTGATGCTCTCCGGCCGCCGGTTCGACCCGGTGCAGGGGGACTCCGATGACTGACGCCAAGGCAAAGGCGGTTGGCGGAGGCGTCGCCGCGGTGGCGCTTGCGGGTGTCTTGGCCCTGTCTGCGCCACTGATCCAGAAGTGGGAGGGCGTCCGGTACGAGCCCTACCGGGACAGCGTCGGCGTGTTGACCGTCTGCTACGGGCACACCAAGACGGTGCAGGCTGGCAAGCGGTACACCCGCGCCGAGTGCGACGCGTTGCTGGCACAGGACATGGCCGAGGCGAACGGGTACGTCCGCCAGTGCATGGGCGTGCCGATGCTGCGGCATGTCGAGGCGGCCCTGACGAGTGCGGCCTTCAACCTGGGCCCGAAGGTCGTCTGCGGCTCGACCCTTCAGCGCAAGGCCCAGGCTAACGACTGGCCAGGGGCGTGTGCGGAGCTCGACCGATGGAACAAGGCCGGCGGCCGCGAGCTCCGTGGGCTGACCCTCCGGCGGTCCGATGAGCGCGCGATGTGCGAGGGGCCGCAGTGAACCGGCTCTACGCCGCTGCCGCCGCGCTGCTCGTCGGCCTGTCCTTCTGGGCAGGCTGGGAGTGGCGCGATCACTCTGCCGATCTGGCCCAGAGCCGGCAGGCCACCAAGCAGGCCCAGGCCGAGACCAATGCCGTCGTGTCCGCTCGCAGTGCCGAGCACCAGCAGGCCGAAACCCTGGCCACCATCGGAGAGACCCATGAGCAAGCCCGCGCCGCGGCCCCGGCCGTCGCTGATGCTGTTGTTGCTGACCTGCGTGCTGGCAATCTCCGGCTGCGCGACGGCTGGGCGAGCTGCGAAACCCAGCGTATGTCCGACGCCAGTGCCGCCGCCCGCGAACGTGATGCGGCCGCCCAGCGCCGAGCGGAATTTGCGGGGGCTGTTGTTCGAGCCGGCCGAGACGCAGACGACCAGCTCGCGGCCTGCCAAGCCGTAATCCGGGCCTACGTGGCGCAGTGATGGCCGGGACGAAGATCAAGCTGAAGGACCAGCTCGGGCGCGTTGTCCGGGTCGGCGGCGATGGCACCAACGGGGCAACCGTCGGCAAGAATCTGCGCTGGCCGGACGGCTCTCTGGTCCAGGAGTCTCAGATCCGCAACTCCGGCGGCCAGGCCGGCGGGAGCTCGGGTAGCAGTACCGGTGGCTCCACGGGCGGCATCGCGTCGACCGTCTGGAAGCTGATCCGGGAGGTGCCGGCGAACCTGCAGAAGCTGGCCGCTCTGGTGGGGGCGGGCCTGGCCGTGCGCGGGAGCGATGGGACCTGGTACCAGCGATCGATCGCTGCCGGCGAGGGCATCCAGGTCGAGAACGCCGACGGCGTCGCCGGTGATCCGGTTGTCTCGCTGGCCCCCCTGGTTCGCCCTGCTGCGGCCACGGTATCGGCCCTGCGGCTGGTCTCGGAGGGCGCCGATGGCGTCCGCCACCTGGATCCCACCGACGCGGCGTCGGTCGCCGGGATGCTGGGCATCTCGATCACCGCGGGCGATGCAGGGTCCGCGATCAGCATCAAGGCCGGCGGATCGATCGATGACGCCGGCTGGTCCTGGTCCCCGGGGTTCGTATTCGCCGGGCCCAGCGGCGCGCTCACCCAGGTCCCGCCGACCACTGGCTGGGAAATCGTGGTCGGGTATGCCCCTTCGCCGACCCGCCTCAACCTCACTTTCGATGAGCCAGTGAAGCTGGCATAGGAGCACGCAAATGGTGGACAAGGTCCTCTATCGGAACGCCGGCGAGACCAAGCAGTACACGCCGATCACCGCGTCGGCTGGTGCTGGCGACGCCGGCAAGATCCCTGCCCTGGGCAGCGACGGCAAGCTGGATCCGTCGATGTACGACCCGGGCGCAGACCCCAGCGAGCCGATCACCGCCAGCGAAGCGATCGGCGCCGGCAAGTTCTACAACCGCTTCTCCGACGGCGGGGTGCTGAAGGCGCGCCTGGCCGACAACTCCAACGCGCGCCCGGCCCACGGTTTCGTGCGCGAATCCGTCGCCGCGGATGCAGAAGGGACGGGCTACCCGCTCGACTCGGTCAACGACGCGCTCACCGGCCTGACGGTCGGCACCAACTACTACCTGGGCACTGCCGGGGGCGTCATCGCAGTGCCCCTGGACGCGGCCGACGCCGGCAACACCGGCAAGA